CAGGCTGGACACGGCCAGATTCACCAACTCGCGGATGTCCCGCTTCAGGCGGTCCTGCAATTCCAGGCTCGCCCGCAGCGGCTCGGCCGAAGGATTGATGAAGGCCGGAGGGTTCATCCCCTTGTCGTAATAGCGGCCGTGGGTCACGCCGATCTGAACGTCCTCGTCGGCCGCGCCCTGCCCGCCGCTGGTAGCCGTGCCGTCCGCCGTGGCGGAAATCTTCAGGTGCGCGCCCTTGGCCTTCAAGTCCCTCTGCTCGACGTAGAAGGGGAAGTTGCTCCGCAGAGCATAGTTCACGTCGCTGGAGCCGAGGTTGAGCAGGGCAATCTGCTGCTGACAAACGTCCTTGATGAGGCTCCCGCCGATGTCCAGCAACACGAACGGGATGCGATCCAACTCCAACTGGATTTCACCGCCGGGATTGCCGTTCTGATCGACTGGCTCCTTGTTGAGGTTGTAGAACTGCAACCGGACCTTGCCCGTATTCGGGTCGATCCGCAGATAGCGATACCGCTGTGCCGTCAGCGTCGGCAGTAGACTGGACTGGTCGTACTGCATCGTCGTGTCACGAAGCAGTAGCGCCTGGAACTCGGACGGGGCTTCAGGCTTCGAGCAGGTCCACGAAAGAACGTCCTCGATTTCGTACTTATAGAGGTATGGTGCCGGGCGGCGGACGGCCGCCAAGGTGGCATCAGCCGGCACGAACGGATGATCGACGAACACGCCCACCCGGCCCATGACCAACAGCTCGGTCAGGACTTTCACGCCGAGAAAGGCATTCATGGTCGATCCACGATGGTCCACGCCGAGGTTGTTGCCGTTGACGGCCGCCTGGTACACGTCGCTGCCGCCCTTGCGCACTACGTCCCGAAGGCGTTGGTAAATGGCGTTGCGGATGTCGTTGATTGCCGCCTTGGCGAACGCCGGCACGGGCGTGATCGCCTTGCGGGTGGCAAAATCCGCCTGATCCTCGCGGTTGGAGAACCGCTCCAGGTACATGTCGCGGAAGCTGTCGCCGCCGTCGTAGGTCCGTCGCCACTTCTCCCAGTCCGTCATGCCGGAGAGGTAGCCGGGGTGTCGGCTGTCAACCAGACCGATGGTTTGGCTCTCGGCCATGACGGACCTCTCGTCAAGTGACTTTTCCGGCGTTCTCGCCAATGCCGCCGACGGGCGCGAGGGCCAGGCCGATGTCGGCATAGCAAAGGGAGTGGGCAAAGTGGTCGGCCCCGGTGTTCACGTATTCGGCCGCCATGTTGCCCGTGTCGTCCTTCTTGTAAGTGCGCACCAAGTTCTTCACGTGCTCTCGAAATTCAAACGAAATGTCGCGCGGCAGCAGGATGCGCGGCGGATTGGTCTTGAACCGTCCCAGCGTGCAACTGAGCCAATTCGTGCGGTCCACCGTGGCGAACGGGGCACCCGTCTCCTCTTCGCTCAGCGCGATTTCCTTCGCCGTCTGTCCTCGCCGGTATCGCGTCAGCCACACGTAGCCGTGGAACTTCTTGGCGAAGCGGCGGGCGTCGTTGGTGAACGGGTCGGCGTCCACCACGCAGGCCAACACCTGCCACTCCCGCATCAACTCGTCCAGGTAGCTCCATTCCTCACCAGGAAACTTGCCGAACCAAAGCAACTTGCCGATGGCCGCTGCGTTGATGTCGCTTCCGGGCGGCCTGTCGAACAGCCACTCCACAACCGAGACGTAGCCGATCTTGCCCTGGTCCACGCCCATCGTTATCAGGCGGTCGCCGCCGATCTGCGGGCGGGTGTCGTTGATCGAGTGCGACTTGACGCAGTTCTCGATCATTTCGTCCGTGACCTGGGCACCTTCGCCGATGAACGGCACCCCCAGTTTGCTGCAATGGAACTCCGTATTTGCCGCTTCGTCGCCCAACCCGCGATGATAGGCAGTCACCAACTCGCCGGGCGTCACCGTGGACGAGTAAAGCTGGTTGATGTAAAAGCCCCGCGACTCCTCCGCCGAGATGTGTGTTTCCGTTGCCTGCCAAGTGCCGCCGGCCAGGAACTCCGCCTTGGCCTCATGGTCCAGCTTGTGCTTGCACTCCTTGCACTTGAGGAACGATTCCTTGCAGTGGGGATCGTTTACCGACTCGCCGATGATCTCCACGCAATCCGGCCAGATCAGTTCCGTCCATCGGCCGCAGTGCGGACATTGGAAGTAAAAGTGCTCCTGGGTGCTGGTCAGGTACAACTTGTGGATGCCGTACTTGGGCACGGTCGGCGTCGAGATCGCCAGGATGTGCTTCTCGACCTGGCCCGACAGCCGCTCCAAGGCCAGCCACACCGCATGGGTGTCCATCTCGTCCAGCTCGTCCAAGACCAGCTCGGACACGGGGATGGACTTCAGGTTGCTGTCGCCGCGGCTCCCGCGAATGTACAGGACGTTGGTGCCGGTCGATTTCAGCCCTACGGTGTTCGTATCGACGAACAGGTTCTTCAGGTAGGGGCTGAGCTTCAGGGCGGTGGCAAAGCGGGCCTTGGAAAAGTCGCTCGCGTTGAGCGCCGTCGGCAGGACGTAAAGCACGTCCCGCTTCGACTGGTCCAGCGTGAAGAAGGCCCGATTGATCCCTGTCTCCGTCACGCCCAGTTGGGCCGCCTTCATGGCGACCGTCCAGGCCGCCTTGCTGTCGTGAATCTCCCGGCACCACGGGTGTCGCGCGAAGCCGTATGGCCCGTTAAAGGGTGCCCCCATCACCCGTCGATGCTCGGCCCATCGGCTGCAAGACCGCAGGTTGTTGCTCCGAAATCCCTCTTTGACAAAGGCCCGCAACTGATCGACGAAGTTCATCCTGTCGTCACGTCCAACAGCGGGCATGGTTTATGGAGGTTGCATCGCGGGTTCGCTTGGGACAGCGGCAAGTGCGGCTCGCTGGTTGCTTCGGCGTTCGGCCCGGTGCAACCTCGTGTCTCGTTTTCGACGACGACGGCTGGAACCGGCCGTCCGTGTCGTCCTTGGTTCCGATGCCGGCTTCGGCTCGTCGGGGCAGTTGCGGCAACGGCGGCGGACCATCACTTGCACCCGAGACGAATCAGAAAGACGACCACCCGGATGTCGTTGGTTCGCACCGGTGCTTTCCCGCAGACGTAGACGATGAAGGTCGGCACACTGGTGACACTGTGTTTCTTCGCCAGATCGGGATGGGCGTCGATGTCGATAATCTCCACCTCCACCCCGGCGGCCCGAATCTGGGCCAGCGCCGGTTTCGCGCGCTGACATGGGGCGCACCAGGAGGCGGTGAAGGCCAGCACCTTCGGGCGGCTGCAACGGCCTTGGGGTCCTTCCTGCGATGCTTCGCAGCCCGCCGTCAGTGCGAGCAACACGAGCAAGATGGCCAAGACGTTTCGATGAATCATCGTTGTTCCCTCCGGTTCTCGGATGGCTCGCGCCCGGTCGGGAGCCATCTGAGAACCGGCCCGGAAAGCGGGTGACCGCAACCGGGCGCGGTGATCTGGCGACGGGACTAGGCGTTCGCGGACGCCGGGCCGACCGCCGGGGTCGGTGCCGACTTGACGACGCTCGGATCGCTGTCCTTCACGGCGTCACCCAGCTTCGCGGCGATCAAGGCGCGTCCCGCCTCGGTCAGCAACTTCTGAGCCAAGACCCGCTCGAACACGGCGTCAAACTCCGCGATTGTCTGCTGCTCGCCGCCCAGGAACATCTCGGCGAGGGCCTTCATCTTCTCGGCCATGCCGCTGTAGTCGCCGACCGAGTAGTCAATCAGGAAGTCGGGAATCTTCGACAGGCCGTAAGCCTTCAGGGCAGCCGCCAGCTTCGCGGCACCGCGCCGGCGATTCTCGACCTCGGTGTCCTTCTGGAAGAGCCACTTCGCGGCCAGCCAGCCGACCAACACCACCAGGGCGAGCACGACAAGATGCGACAGGGAAAGAACCATTGGTGTACCTCGTTGTTTTGGGAAAGATGGGTTCGGAAGGGACGCCACACGATGGTGGCGACAGGATCAGGTCTCACTTCTGCTGGTAAGTCTCACGCCACTTGCGTGCGACACCTGCGACGGAACCGACAGCCAGGGCAATGAGCATGGCCCACCACGCCGGAAGGACCGACTCGACGGGGCTTTCCAGGTCCGGTGGTCCGCCATCGTCAATCGGCTGCGGTTCCGGGTCCGGCTGCGGCGGCGGATTCGGCGTCGGGCTGGGGCCAGGTCGGGGGCAGCGCCGGTCCATCTCACGCCGCCAAGGGAGAACCGGTCGGATGCCTTGGGCCGTGTTGACCGCACTGGCGATCGCGCCGTAAAGGCCCTCGGCCGTCATCGGGAGATTCTTGCCGGACGCCTCGTAAACCACCGTGCCATCCGGCTGCTGGACCCGCACGGTCGGCAGGCCCTTGACGTTGGACGCATAGCGGGCCTGGTAGATCGCCGTATCGCTCGTGACTGGGCAGAAATGGACCTTGTTCTTCAGGTCCTTCAGGCTGGTGTTCGCCGCGAACCAGCCGAGCACGCGGAGATACGCGGCGTCGCCGGCATTGCCGACCACGCTGATGTACCACTTGCCCTGATCGTTGGGCAGATTGACGACACGCTCCTGGGCCAGCACGCCATTGGCCGTGGCGATGTCCGCGAAAGCGGGGACGGCCGCCAGCACAGCGAGCAACAGACAGACGCTCAAGAGGACTCGATTCATGGGTTTCCTCACGGGGTTAGTGACTTGGTGACTTACTGTGGCAGCGGGGCCGCCGGGGTGTAGATCGGCGTCACCGCCCACCCGTA